GGGATTGCAAGACCGAAAAAATTGCTGATGACCTCGTCGACCTCTGCGCTGTCCATTGCCTGGGTGACATCGATCGGTTCCAGTCCTTTGGAGGCTCTTACTTCGTCAACCATTGCTCTGAGAACTGCTGGACTGGACTCCAACAGCCCTTTCAAGGTTGTAGATGCAATGTTGACGTGAGTCAGAGCATATATTCGGTCATAGACTTGCCAAGACCATACCATTTTTCCCTTCTCCATGAGTTATGTCACCGTCTTAGACATTCAACCGGATCGTGGCCTCATACTGCCAGGCTTGACGATTTCCAGCAATCTTGAAGTCGATACATGTTCCGGCCAGAGATCCGGTTGTGACTTGCGAAGTCGAGTCATCCGACGCTGTGAACGTCGCTGTAACAGCGTTGCTAGCCGTGTTCCTCATTGCAGACGGCTTTTTATATACCACACCCTCGCCAGTGACCCTAATGAGGTCACCAACTCGGGACCACCGCGTTGCAATAACCGTCTGACCAACGTTGTTTCCAAAGAGCTCGAACTTTTCCCCTTCTGCGGAGATATCAAACGACTCTACTACAACGAAGGAGAGTTGTCCTGCCGATGCAGAGGTGATCGTGCATATAGTTCCGTTTCCCAATCCGAACGCAAAAGCAGTATCTGCCATGTCAGCCTCCTACGCCGCAGGTGAGAACGACGTATCGACGAGAGCCATAAGAACGTCAGTAACGGCAGTACAGATGATGAGAGTCTTCCCGGTAACCGGATCAGCGAAAATAGCCGCGGGAAGAATAGTAGAGACCCATGATTCTCCGAATGCGAGAACCTTTACGATGTCGTGATAGTACCCGCGGTTGCACGCCACCGGGCAGTCGATCGTGATAGTAGTAGCGACGGATCCACTAGCATTTCTTACAAGAACCTGCACGGTCCCCGAAGTATTTGTGAAGTCGTCTCCTTCCGTGATGGTAGGAGTAAACCACGTGATGGCGTGGCCAAGCTGAATGCTGGCTGCGTCGTCGGGGGTGTGTCCTGTTGCGGCCATTGTATCCTCCTAGTTTAGGACAAACTGGAATGCTCTGTGAGCAAGCCCAATTGCCCCGTCCTTCAGTACAACTGACGGGTCGAAGAAATCAGTCCAAGTAGCCCCCGCAGACCTTCGAGGAAGCTCCTCGATGCGGTCGTAGATTTGCTCACAAAACCCGTCGTACTCTACGAGGGAGCACCACAGGTCGATATAGACCGTCAGCTGGCGCGTATTCGAATATCCTGCCTCTGACAATCTGAACGTGATGCACGGGACGCTGTCTTGGATAGTACTCTGCGGGTACATATAGTACGTTGGCAGAATCTTCTCGAAGAAGGCTGCCACCTGGAAGTGATTCATCATCGCCCTATCTCCTCGTTCATAATGGCGGTAGCTCTATCTTGATTGCAGTCAAACGACTCATCCATCCAGGGGTCGGGGTGCGCCCCGAAAGTGCGATGGAACCCCGTTTCGTCATGATAGATCCACGGAGTCTGCCTATGAGGGGCATTCTCTTCCGTGCCGTAAATACCTGTCCCGTAATGAACGAACCCCGCATAGGGTGTGCCTGCAACGATACTACCTTCGATGACCATTGCAAAAGTAGTAGGGTGAGTCGCGGGAATTGCCACCGTATTTCGCGTCAAGTTTCCGGATCTGTCCTGGTACCTATGGTTTGAACGCATATCTTCGGCCAAGAATGAAGTTACTGCGTCCACAGCTCGAAGAGCACGCTCCAAGATTTCTGAACGGAGCATGTTCTCCAATCCTGCAGTGTCCCACTCAATGTGCATCGGCAAGTTCATTAAGGATTGCCTCCGTATATTCAGTGAACGGGCGCATTGGCCCAATCAGGTAGTTCTTACCTTCTTCGGACTGCAACTTGTCCCCTTCCAGGATAGCATCGTTTGTGTAGAACACATGAGTGATAGCCTGATTAACTCCAGCCTCCTGGCGAATACGGGTTCTTGAAGCCGAAACAAGAATTCCCAGTACGGGAGCCGTTTGGGGCGTATGCATTACTATCTCCTTCCCAGCGGTCTTGCGCTTGGAGGAGACCAGTCGCGTATAATACGCCTTCAGTTCCGGAAAGCTGTCAAGAGGTGATATCATCAAACTCTCCCAGTTCGTACACAGGACGGGTGGCATTGATTATTCCTCCGGGATTTAGTGCAGCAATCGTGTTCTCAATAGTCTCGAGCATGAGCGTGATGTCTCCGATCTTCTTCATCGTGGGAACTATTCCACGAACGTACCTGAGGCATGCAACAGCAGCCGCAGTGACGTCATACAAGTCCACCTCATCTACCGTAACGATATAGTCCGGCAAGAAGAGGAGGATTTCATTATCGGTCAGATACTGGGAAATCAGTATCGACTGCCGCTTGACAGAAGCAAGAGCCTCAGTAACGTCTGTTGCGGTCATCTCATCTCCTTAGAGCGGGGGACGTAAGCTGCTACGGTGGTCAGCTTCCGTCCCCCATACATCACTGAGGTTCCTCTACTTCGAGGTCTTCAGTCTCGGGGTCCTCAGTCTTGGGGCTTACTTCTGCAGCAAGACCTTCGACGATGACCTGTCGAGCCTCTTCGTCAGGGAGCTCGCACTGAGTACCTCTTCGGTGCATCTGGTAGTTCCTTACGAACTTGACGAGCATGAACCCTCCTCACTAGTTGGACGCAACAACGTCAGCCCAATCAGAGTAAGTAGCGGGGTCAGCATCAGTACGCAGAAGGCATCCCTTGTTGGCGAAGAGGGCAGTCTCGCTCCCCCGAGTAACAGCGGCATTGGAAATGCAGTTCAAGAACGTGAACTCTGCAGCAACAGCACCCGCAGTGGTTACTCCGCCAATGAAATCGCAGCCGGTGAAGCGATAGCGCCCACCCGCGTTGGCCGTTGTAAGATGGACCAGGCCCTCGAAGGAGCAATCCTTTGCGTAGATACGAATCGCCTGTGTGGTGACCGTATTTGACATCGAGAGTGAGTCCTTGTCGGATCCTTGGTCAGGAGTATCCATCTCTGTTGATACTCCGTCGAGGTAGATATTGAGTTTCCTCGCCAGCAACGCGTTGTCGATTTGCAACGCAATCTGGTCTGCAGCTGCGATGTTGATGTCTTTCATCGTAATGGAGAATGTGGAGTCTGTGTAGGTGGGATTGATGTTGATGACAGCAGCAGCAGCGTTGCCGTTGGAGATGGAGACCTCACCCTGGCCGATGATCTCGATGCCAGAAATGCTGGGCCACTCAACCATAGCTGCTTCTTCATACGCACCTGGCATGAGGAAGATAGTCTTCTGGTTGTCGTTAACCACCGACAAAGCCTTTGTCAGCGTCTTGTAAGGGCTCGTATGAGTCCCCGCTCCGGTAGTGTCATTTCCTGCCGGGCTAACATAGAAGGGTTCCCCCATAGGCACCCCAGTGATGGTTGGACTCTTGGTGCAGATGAGCTTGTGCGCATCCATTGCCTTGATTGAACGCGCTTCTATCCCACAGTAAGGGCAAACATACTCGTTCATGACTACCTCCCCATGTAGGAGGGACCCTTGCGAGTCCCCCCAAGACTCGTTCTACTGGCCAATGAGGCGCTCGCCGAGTTCGACGTCGAGGACGCGTCCGCCGTAGAGAACATCGAGTGTGACCACGTCACTCATGGCTGAACTATCCCACGAGTAGGTGACACGAACGGAGAGACCCTCTTCGGAGAGGACCTCAGAAGGAGCAGCCACAGGAGTTGCAAGAGGGCAGGTGACCAGGTTCATGCAGTTCTTGTGGAAGGCGAAGCTCTGGGTCTTTCCGGTGGTGGTGGTCCCGACTGTCAGGAGCTTGGCTCCGACAATGGCAATCTGCAGAGGCGGGCTGAAGTAGAGGGTACACCCGTTTGCGGTCTGGGTGGCATCTGCGGTGACCGTGTAGACCTGAGTGTCACCTGCGATGGTGAATAGTGTTCCCGCAGGGATGAGACCAGGAGTGGCGTCGGTGTCTGTAACAGCCATGACCTCGAGGCCTGTTGCACATGCTGCAGGAGTGGAGCACCCCGTGATGGAGCCGACGATGGTCCCCTCAGTCACGACGTTCTGAGACTCGTAGGTATCGAATCCCAGGATGTGGCCAAGACGGTTGTCTGTAATAACACTGGCGTTCCCTCTCTGGGAAGCGTCGAGTACGGGTGCAAGCACCTTGTACTTAGCAGCCGAGAGCGGATCGAGGACCAGTGCACGTCCCTCAAGCGGAACCTTGCGGACCGTGAGGTCAGCACCCAGAAGGGCAATGTCGCTGATAACGACAGTGGTCGCGGTCTGTGTGCGGATGTAAGGAATGCTCAGAGCCAGGCCGCACAGGAAGGCGTCAATATCCTGCGCAATAGCAGCTGCAGCCGGCTGAATGTAACGGTCACGGTAGTCACGAAGTGACATGGACGCCTGCTTGGCGGTAAGGCCAAAGCGGAGACCACGCCATCTGCTCATGACTACAGGGATACCAACTTCCCTGATGTCCTGAGCGACAATACCAGCGCCCGTCATATCAGCCGCAACGAAGGTTGCCGGCTTGCGGACGGTGATAGTATCACCGACGTTCGCGAACTCACCAGGTGCAGGCTGGTCTCTTCGAACGAGACTGCCCATCACGATGGTGTTGCTCAGCGTCATCAGTGCTTCACGTGCGATCACTGATGGAGTAAGGATAACGTTTGTAGCCATTGCTCCGCCTCCTAGGCGTTAGGATGTTCTGTCACCCACTTCCGATACTCGGCCATTGAGAGTTTCCCGATTTCCTCGGGAGTGAGGTCATGCCCTGACCCCCCGGCTGGCATCTTATACCCAGGTGCCCCTGCGGCAACCAGATAAGGCTTCTGCGCGAGGAGTTGTGTCACAGCTTCTTTGACTCCGACAATTGTACCATCTTCGAGGACCTTGCAGCGCGATCTATCCAAGAGGGTGAATATCACTGCGGGGTCGACTGCATTGTCTGCAACCGCCTCTAGATACACCGCTTGCTTGATGTCGCGTTCTGCAATCGCCTGCTTCGCAGTTACCAGCTCTGCTTCTCTGCTCTTCGCAAGGGTCTCCCACTCTCCTCGCTTCTTCAGAGCCTCAACTTCGGCATCTTTGGCCTTCTTCTCATTGGCGGTCTTCTCGTCTCTGAGAGCCTTGAGCTCGTCGTTGACTTCCTTGAAGCGACTATAAGGGATGGCTTCCTCGTGCTTCTTTTCTTCCCCGGCTGCCCCTTCCTTCCCAGCTTTATCGCCCTGCGGCGCGTTCTTGGCAGCCTCTTCTGCAGCAGTTTTGTCCGCAGCAGCCTTATCAGTAGCCGCTTTCTGTTCTGCAGCAGCCTGTTCAGCAGTGGCCTTCATCAACTCTTCGTTAGTCATTTTGGGTCTCCTTTACGCCTGTATCGCCGGTGGACGCGAATTTGGTACTTACTATGTCATAGCGCCGAAGCGCTGCGAACACTATCCTTCTGGAGCTGAGGTCCTGAAGGGGGCTTCAGTACGCCCCATACGGAATCCCCGAATTCTTTCCGTTCCTGGTTCGTGCCTTGTTGGCTTTCGGCTACGCCCACCACTGTGCCCGCTCTTGGATCCGGAGCCCTTTGGAGCAAGTATTGCCTCAAGTGCATCCATAGATGCGGTTGAAATACTAGTTGGAAAAGGATTCCTAGGCATATCTTCCTCCTTATACGTTCATCCAGTGGTCTGGGGTGTTCTCTTCGATATGGAGCCACCCCTTAGCAGCACATGCATCTTTGACCAGTTGCCCTCCGCCATAGACCAAGAAGAGAGGCGCTCTATCCCCCGCGATTTCACAGGCAGCTTCATATTGCGCGAGTAGTCCGTCAACGTTGCGATTCCACCCGCGAGACGCGAACGCGCGCCATCCCTTAGGTACTCCAATAAGGTTCTCCTTCATGAACTGCTCATTGGCGCACATATCGACCATGATACGGATTCCTCTGGACTGCCAAAGGCAAGCCAACCATCTCTTCTTGTACGTATTCCAGAGGATTAGGGCCAGAGGATCCTGGGAACAGTCGCTGTAATTTACTTCGGTGCACACTGCGCAGTTCGAATTGATGACCATCTCTGGGTTATCCCAGATGCGGTTGAACTTATAGTCGTCGACGTAGAACAGCCAGGTGCCTGTCATACGAATTCTTCCCGCTGAACTCCACAGGCACACAGGTCCAATGACCTCCGTGGCCTGCATTGTCAGGTCCAGTACCGGAATGCCATATTCATTGTCAGTCGGGAACATGGCGTCCCCAACCGGAGCCACGCGCAGGATTTGTTCAATCCTCGCCATCTCCACTGCGGCTTCTATTGGTGTCTTCAATGCTTCCATCGTTTATACTCCTTCTCCTGGAGGTACTGCTTCGGGCGTCTTTGCTGGTGTTTGCACTGGCGTCTGTGCAACTGCTAATGCTTGCGCCCGTTCCGCCAACTTCGTAGCACGAGCATCAATCAAAGCCAGCTCGGCGTCGATCTCCGCCTTAGTCATTCCACGCTCTGCAAGGAACCTCTCTCTCGACATGAGATCGCTCTTCACCATTATGAGGTCCGTTTGCGTTGTGTCTGCCCGGAAAGGTTTCTCCCAGGTGACCGAAATGTCTCCAATGGTCTTGCCCACAGCTCTTGCCGCAAGCCAGAACATATGGATGTACGCATTACCCATCAGTGTCTGCGCTACACTGACCTTGTCCTTCATTGCGATGTCTATTTCCTGCAGCGCAACACCACTTAACACCTGGCTCTTCGGATCCAAGTAGTGCATTGGCGTCGAAGTCGATGTGGCCAGGTCAGCAACCCTGCTATTCTTCATCTCAATGAACGGAGTAAGCTGGTCTCCCTGGAGCGTATACTCCTTAGCTCCCGAACTCTGCCAAACATGGGTTGCTGTAGGGCTACGATCAAGTCCCGCGGGGTTGTTCTTCAAGAACTGAGCCCAATCTACCCCGGTGATGACGGTTTGCTGTCCTGAATTGTAATACGCTCTCATCATCCCGTCCTTAATGAGACCGTTTATATCCTTCATTGGCGAGATAGCCGCTTCCAACTGGCTTACTCCAAAAGGCATATTCTGGGGGTCAAACTTCATTCGGAAGTGCACAATCGGGATGACCCTCATAGGGTTCATAAGCAGTGCAGGAAGTCCATCCCCAGTATACTCTTCCCAGATGTCAAAAGTATTCTTGGAAGACATCTCTCGGTAGACGTCCATCTCCGTAATAGTATCCCGGCGTACGAACTGATCTCCCGCTCCATCAGTCTCAAGCCACGTTCTTACACACTCAATAGGATGAAGAAGGTCGCGCTCACTGTAGCGGAGGGCAACATCCTCAGTTTGCAACAGTCGAATTACTGCATGCTCCGTAGGTAATCCGCTCAGGTCATCGTACTCCGGCCACACCATTGCATAAGCGTCACCGCAAATTGCCGTCTCAGTTGTAGTCGCTGTGCTCTGCTCGTCGATTTCGTTGTGCTTGTACTCTGCGTTGATAAACTTCTGCGTTTCAGGGTCCAGGCTACTTATCGACTTTATGTTCATCTTCCCGCACATTGCATCCACAACAGGGACTGCAAAGTTGCTCTTGAGGCCTAGGTCCTGCAACTCCAGCACCAGCTTCGCTGGGAGTTTGACGTCGTATCCGCCACCGTACCACTTCTGGTACTCCATAACGCGGTCGCGTGAGGCTTTCATCCCAGCCTTAACAACGGCAGCATAGGATTTTGCTACCTCACGCTGAAGTATTCCTTGAGGTGTCCAATTTCCGAGGGCCATGTCAGTTCTCCGTATCAAACATTCCAGCCTCCCATACCACCCTGACGCAGGTATGTGTACAAAGCGTACCTCATAGCGTCCATCAGATCATCCAACCACTTGACTGGGTCCTCAAGGACCACTCCGTTGCGATCAACTCTTCGCTTGTACGCTTGAATCTGCTTCAAGAAGTTTACGCACCTGGGACTAATATGAATCGTAAAGCCCTTGACGTAATTGATTCCGTCTACAACGTCCTTCTCTGCGGGATACATAGCGAAGCCGCTTTGTTCGAATTCTTCAATTCTAGCCGGCTCGGCACTATCTCCTACAGTCGGGATATCGTTCCAGCCAATGCCGCGTTGATGCTCCTGCACTAGCTGAATTAGTTCTGTATTCGTCAAGTGTGACTGGCAAATCTCGTCGACTACATAGACGTCATTGCCAATGATTCCCAACGGAACCCACGCAGCTGGGTGCTCAAAGCCCCAGTCAAGCCCCGCACACGTGAATTCGTACTCGCTCTGCGCGTGGTAGAAGTCCTCTTGCACGTACCTTGTATAGATGACGTTCTCAAGCGAACCCCAATCCCCGAGACAATAGACCCGGTAGGTGTTCATGTCCTGGTCTTTTAAGTCTTCAAGCGTCTTAACGTAATCTGGGTCCAGGAACTTGTTGTCGTGATACGTCTTCTTAACATCGGTCATCCGGTGAGTGACTTCTATCCACTTGTGCAACCAGTGTCCCGCGTCAATCGGGTTGAAGGTCACAATCAGCTGATAGTATGACCCCCCTGTGAGAGCCCGTCCTCTCATCCGCAGAATGATCTGAGTCATTTCGTTCTCTGACAGCTCAGTAGCTTCTTCCACCCATACCGCTGTGATGTCAGTCAACGACTTCAATCGCTCTGCTGCAGCCCCACCCGACGTGTTGACAACGCTCAGGAAAATGAACTCGCTGTCACGCACCTTCATAACCATGTCCTCGCGGTTAAACGAGTACGGAATGTGCCACGCCTCACAAGTGTCCTTCAGCATCTTCAAGCACGTCAACTTTAGGGCAGGAAGCGTCTTCCTAACAACCAGGATTCTTTCCCGCTTGTAAAGCAGGCAGCGCAGGACTAATTTCTGTGCAACCGCCCACGACTTCCCTGCAGCTGCACCACCCCGAACTGCTAACAACCTATCCCGGTTCTGAAACAGGTCCTTCAGGTATGAAGGGTTAACCATATCCTCAATACGAAGTATAGTCTGCTTCGGCTCAGCACGCTCCGTCACAAAATTCGTATTGAGTGAGGTTTGATCCAGGTCAACCATGCGCCTCCATAGCCTCGTCTGTCACAGGGGGCACCATAGGGGCTAGCTCGTCAGTCTCCTCTTTGGGGCGGGGCACAAGGAGTTCTCCGATGATAATCTTGACTGCTCCTTGTCCCTCAGAGTCTCGATCGCCCAAAGCTGACTTGCCGACGTCTTGGGCTATTTTGACAGCCCCCGCAACATCCCTAGAGTGCATGGGTTGCGAAGGCTTTGGGAGGTTGACCCCCTTCGGGACCTCTCCTGTCATTTCAATCATCGTCAGCTGCATCAGCATCCTGGCGGCTTCCATGCACAGGTCATCCCACTTGGCCCCCTCACTG